CGCCAGCAACAAGCGTGCTTGTCTCAGCAATCACGGTCGGATACAGCACCTTCCAGCGCGTGCCGTTCCACTGGAAGTAGGCCCCATTCGGGCCGATGTCGGTGGCAAAGATCTGATCGAACAGCGCCGGGCTCGTCGGCCGCGTTGCCCATGTCACCGTCTGCGCAGACACCGGGGCAAAGCTGCCATTCGGTCGCACGAGAGCCGTCCCGGCTGCACTCGACCACAGCGCAGGCACCTGTGCCGGGTCAAAAATGCTGTAGTCCGTCTCTTGCGTCGTGCGCATGAGGTACTGGACCGTGACATCCCAGGGCCCAACGCTCTGCCCCACCTGGATCGGCAGGAACACCGGCCCGATGTTCGCAGGCTCAGGCGGGACGACCTGAAGCGTGCCGGAGCCCACCAGAAATGACAGCCGCTGCCCTGGAGTGAGGGTCAGCACCAGAGAGCTATTGGCCGCGAGGATGGGCATGAGAGCACCTACTAGCCCGCCGTGGGCAATGCAGGCAGTCTATCACGCGGCGCTAGGCGATAGTCAACCGCGAGAGAAGGCGCCAAGGCTTGAGCCCGGCAGCAGGATCTCCGAGGGCTTGTCGCGTGCGTTCAGGATCGACGGGAAAAGCTCAGCCAGGCACCAAATCAGCGCATCCGCCCTGTTTGGAGACTGAGCGCCGACATAGCCAGCGGTCGAGAAGGCGGCCAACTCGTCCTCAAGCTCGGCCAGCACGCCGACATGTCGGATCTTGCCCTGTTCGTACATGGCAGAGAACGGCTCGGCGCGCACGACCTTTCCGCGGCTTGCGGTCACGGTGCGCACTGGCGTCCTGGGCCGTGCGACTTGGATGGTTTGAACGACCATTGCCCCGCCGAAGTTCGTCTCAGCGACGACTGCATCGGCCTGGTGACGGTCAAACGCCGACGTAGCCACGCGGCCCCAAGTCCCCGGCCCGGCCTTGATGGTGCAGTCTTCCATCACGTAGGCGTTTCCATCCACGCCAAGCCCGGCGACGACGATGCCAATAGCGTCGTTGTCCGCGTTGTCGATGTCGCCACTGCCTGACGGGTCAACGCCCACCACGATGCGCACCATGTCGGGCAACGTGCCGTCCAGCACTCGCCAGCGGTCGATATGCTCCTCGGGGAACAGCGCCGAAGGGTTGGCGTCTGCGAACTGCCCATCTAGGAAGCGCTTACGCATCCGGGCTGGCATGCTCTCCAGCATCGCCAAGTATTCCGGGCTCAGGTTGTCCGCGTTGTCCCGTGGGTTGATCTGGTGCGACACGTAGTCGCGCGGGTTCGGCAGTGGCCGTTTCGTGTCCGGGTCCAGGTGTTGGATGAATCGCCGGTACGTCCAATGCGACTTGTTTGGCGGGTTGCAGTCATAGTAGGCCCGCAGCTTGAGCAAGCCAGGCGGCGCGCCTTCCATGACGGTCTCGGCTCGCTGGGCCAGCCGGGTCAACGCCATGTCAACCGACTGGTGCGGGATCTGGCTGCACTCGTTGAAGTAGACGGTGGCGAACTCCATCCCGAGGATCTTCTCAGTGCGTTCCTTGTCGTCCAAGCCGGCGAACCAGACTTGCGAGCCATCGCCGATGTCCGCGTACTTGTCCTGCTTGTGGATGTTGTACGGCACCCCGGGGAACGCTAGGCGCATGACCTTCGGGAACGTGTCCAGCATCACCGACGACACGAGGTGATTCAGCCGGAACCGGAAGATCGCGTGGCGGGAATTCGGGGCCTTGAGCGCCCGGAATGCCACGTTGCGGGCCAGGAGGAACGTCTTACCGCTTCGGCTCCCACCGAACAGCATGCAGTGCGGCGATGGGCCAGCTAGAACCGCTTGCGCCTCTTCCTGACGCGCGGTCAGCTTCACAGGTTCTGGTCGTGCTGGCTGGCGATGATGCGCACCGGGCCGCCGCCGTCTCCTACGTGCTCAGTGCGCGCGAGCTTGGGAGCGGCGAACTCTGCCAGCTTTGCCAACAGGTCTAGGGCTTTCTCGGGCGCCGGCTTGATGTCGTGTTCCGGCAACCCGCCTGCAACCTGGGCCAGCCAGACAGCCACGTTCTCCGCGTTCTTCCCCAGCAAGTCGCTAACAACCTGCCGGAATTCTTGCGTGACCTTGTTGGGAACGCCGCGGGGCCGACCTTTGCCGGCGTTCGGTGGTTTGCGGTTAGCAGGCTGCACTATTTTGCAGGCGGCAGACAGTCAGTGGCTGCTCACTTGTCGTAACAAGTCATGGCGCATTGTATCGGCTGGCGCGGGCTTGTGCTAGATCACTGCATCGACGCATTGATCGCGGCAAAAAACCGAGCGTCGCTGCTTGCGTGCCTGCGAGGCGTTGCCGACTTGGGGTGGTCTGCTTTCTGATCATAGGCGTCGATTTGTTCGCGAGCCTCGGCCCAAGTGTAGGCCGCAACGGGGCTGAGTCGCATTCCGTCTTGATCCTTCCGGCCGGACACGTCCTGAAAGACGATGGGCGGCAACATCGGGATCAGGTCGCTGACGCAATAAAGCCCCTTGCGGTAGGCGGCTGCTTGTACGTGCTGGGCGTCGTTCTTGCCTGTGCGGTTGCTCATGATGTTCCTTGGGTGATGTGTCGTGCTACTGGTGACGGAGTGTAACCGGTTGCGGCTTACAGCGTGACCGCACTGCTAACTGCGCCGTTTTCATACACAACCGCAAAGAACAACTTTTTGCCGCTGGGCTTGCGCAACTTCAGTTCGGTGCGTTGCTTGCCGTCCTTTGTGAACAGCTTGACGCCGACGACTTGAAACGCTTGGCCGTTGATGGTGATGGTGGTCATGTTCTCTGCTCCGGTGCGTTGTCGATGTGGAGAATGTACGCCATTCATAGCGCTTTGTGCAATCTTTTTTATAGGGAAAGCACCTAGACAACACTGCCACTCTTTGCGTACATTACTGCTCATGGGTTCTGCATGTCGCGGGGCCTGAACCGGAGAGACACCATGAGCAAGTACGAAGTCAGCAACAGCCAATCGGGCCACTCTTTCGGCGTGTACGAAGCCGAATCGGCCGAGGCCGCGATCCTTGCCTGCTGCTTCGAAGCTGGCTACGCCTCCCAAGAGCAAGCCGAAGAAGCAATGGGGCGCGCGACTGAGCTTGTCGCGGTCGAAGTGCAATGACCCCAGCCACCCTAGCAGCCCTGCACCTGATCGAGCGTGGCGTTCCACTCAGGACAGCGGCCACGCTCTGCGGGGTCAACAAGTCCACACTGACCCGGGCCCGGGCTAGGCTTGGCCTGGCTGGGCTTCCAAGGGGTCGGCCGTCATCGCAGCCACAGCGCCAGCGCAGCCCATGCGCCAAGGATCACGGCCCACAGGTAGCGCCACCAAATCGGCTCCCGGAAGATCAGCCGCGCGGCCATGTTGGCGCCGTTCCATGCGCCGATGATGGCGAGGGTCCAGAGTAGCGCAGTGGTCATGTCTTCTCCTCGTGCTTGCTGGTGAGCGGTTGAGGGGCGAAGCAAAGCTAACCCTGCGCGAGTTGCTTTGCGTCTTGCTTCCCGGAGCCGCGGCATCGGTTGCATCGGCGGGCTTGAACGACAGCCATCCCGCTTGCGATCCTTGCGCCCCACTGCGAGGGGCTCCTAACAGGCGACCGCATCACGCTAAACCCATCAGGCCGCTTGTCCCGTTTGCGGCTGTTGTCGCTGGCAACGTCGTCCAATTCAGCGACCGCCAAAAGCAAAACCCCGGAATGCTTAGCTGGGGCGTGGCCCTTGGCGTGGGCAGCAACTCGCTCGGCGTAGGTCGAGGTTGTCACCACACACGCCCCAGCTAAAGACTCTCGGGGTTTGTGCCTACGCTTCGCCAGGCTGCCACACCTGACCCGTACAGTGTATCGAGGCTCTGCGCATGGTGTCAAGCAGGCCACCCCTTGAACTCGATGCCAACCCCCCATCCCGCGCGCTGCTGCTCGTACAGGTAGCGCACCCTGCTGCGGTCGCGGTCGTTCACTCCTAGCCAGTCAGCGACGGCATCGCGGACACCCTTGAGCGAGCCGGCGAGGTTGTCGTCATCCAAGCCGTTAGACGGGGCAAAGCGGGTCAGCACGACCACGCACGGGATCGGAGGCTTTGCGGCCCAGCGGGCAAGCTCCCAGGCTGCGCGTTCCTTCTCCGCCTTGACCCGCTTGGCGCGCACCATGTAATGCTCGCGGACGTTCATCCCCGGGGCTGTGCGGAGGTCTGGCAGCAGGATCATGGCCTCGGCTCAGGTTTTGCCACAAACGCCGGGCACCACTGCCGCAGCCTGGCAAGATCCCCGCCGATGTGCGGCGTCATCAGCCCAGCCGCTCGCCACTGCCTGCACTGGCTGCCGGTGTAGTGGCGGCACTCGGTGCAGCACACGCGGGGGTCGGGGTCGTCAGTCATGTCTCCACCCGTATGCGAGACGCGCACAACCGGAAATCGGCTATGTCTTGCTGTCCCTTTGCGCGCCAGCGTTCAGCCTCATCATCGCACAGCTTCGCGCACCGCTCACGCTCTGCGGCGGCAATGCTCGCTTCGTAGGCGTCCGCTGGCCCTCCGTCCACAGCTTCAGCCGACAGGCCCGGCTCGTCGGCGCAGTAGTCGTGCAGCCGCGTGAGGTTGACGACATGATCCTGCTCGACCATGCGCGAGACAACCTCGTACAGCCGGCCCATGCGGACCCGCTCTGCGGCCACAGCGGCGTCAATTCGACCCTGCACCATGTTCAACAGATGAACAAATGCCGGCTTCATGGCGGCGTGATTGTGCTGCCAGCACGCCGCGGCATAGTCCACCGTCCACGCCGACAGCGCTTCGGAAAGCGGGCCCAGCCCATCGGCCGGTGATGTGGTGTCGTCTAGGTCACGTTCGGCTGTCATCGTCGTCCTCCATCCATGCCCAATAGATCCGCGGCCTAG